GCCCTCGGGGCTGCAAGTGAACTTGCCCAGTCTGACCAGGATGTTGTCGATCCTGATTCCACTCCAGACGAAATCTACAACGCACTTTCAGATGCACAAAAGACTGCTGTGCAAACCATGATTTCCGCCGCGACCGCTGCGGTTCAACATTCAGACGATACCACCAAGAAGGGACCCGACGCTATGTCGCGAAACGTTTTTGAGCAGACCGCTCCCAAGGCCGAGGGAACCACTCTCTCGCACGATCAGATCGCCACTATTGTGGCTGATGCGCAGAAGATGGGCTCTCTCAAAGAGTCGGTTCTTGCGCATGCCCAGGATTATGGCATCACGGACATCGATTTCCTCTTCCCCGACGCCAAGACTGTTGGCGACATGCCCGACCTTATTGCCCGCCGCACCGAGTGGGTCAGCAAGGTTCTTGGCGGAGCCCAGCACTCGCCGTTTGCTCGAATCAAGTCGATTGGCGCAGACATCACTGCCGAGGAGGCTCGCGCAAAGGGTTACGTCAAGGGTAACCTGAAGAAGGATGAGATCATCAGGCTTCTGAAGCGCGTGACCATTCCGACCACCGTCTACAAGAAGCAGAAGCTCGATCGTGACGACATCGTCGACATCACCGACTTCAACGTTGTCGCTTGGCTCAAGTGGGAGATGCGTTTCATGCTCGAGGAGGAACTCGCTCGCGCGATCCTCATTGGCGATGGCCGCGAACCCGACGATGCGGACAAGATTGACGAAGAAAAGCTTCGCCCGATCGCATGGGATGCCGATCTCTACTCGCATTCGGTGACTGTCCCGGCAAACACCGATGCCGAAGGGATCATGGAGTCAGTTCTTCGTGCCCGCAAGTTCTACAAGGGCACTGGTCGTCCCTCGTTCTACACCACGGACGATATCCTCACTGACATGATCCTTCTCAAGGATAAGGTCGGTCGTCGTAAGTTCAACACTGAAGCTGAAGTCGCCGCTGCACTTCGCGTTGCCGAGGTTGTTGTGGTCGAGGTCATGGAGGATGTTCCTGATCTTCTCGGCATCATTGTCAACATGGCCGACTACAAGATCGGTGCCGATAAGGGCGGCGAAATCTCCATGTTCGACGATTTCGACATCGACTACAACCAGCAGAAGTACCTGATTGAGACCCGCGCCAGCGGAGCCCTCACCAAGTTCAAGTCTGCCGTCGTCATCAAGCGCACGAATGGGACGACCGTAACCCCGACCGCTCCGACATACAATGCCGGGACGCATACCATCACGATTCCGACTATTGCTGGTGTGACTTACTACAACGTGACCGATATCCTGAGCGAGGTTTCCCTCTCGGCTGGCGCGCTCGTCATCACGAAGACCACGGATGTTGAAGCTCGTCCGAACACGGGTTACAACTTCCCGCACAACATTGACGCTGACTGGACTTACGCGTACACTGCCTGATAGGAGTTCAGAATGGCAAGATTCTATGATGTGGTTGGGTATGGCGTAACCATCGAAACTGCACCTGGTGTGTGGGAAGATGTCATCACTGAAACCGCATATTTTGGTGATGTTATTCGCAACACACGCAAGATGCAAGACGGAGAACATCTTAACGATAATCTCACGGTGAGCAATTCAATCTCAATCGTTGCTGATGCTTACGCAGCGCAAAACTTCTTTGCCATTCGCTATGTAAAGTGGGCGGGGGCTTATTGGACAATTTCCGACGTGGAAGTTCAGAGCCCCCGCCTTATCCTGCGGTTAGGAGGTGTTTACAATGGGCCGAAGGCTACAGTTGCAGGCACTCCTTGAGTCTGTCCTAGGTAGTCGGAATGTATATTTCCAGCCGCCAGCGACAATTCAAATGCAGTATCCATGCATTGTCTACCAGCGCGAGCCCGAAGACAAGATATTTGCTGGAAACAACGCATATCGAACCGTTAAACAGTATCAGGTCACTGTTATAGACAGAAACCCAGACAGTGATATTCCCGATAAAGTTTCGGCTCTTCCGCAAACCTCGCATAGCAGATCTTATCCCGCAGACAATCTCAATCACGATGTCTATAACTTGTTCTTCTAGGAAGGAAGAAACAGATGACGAAACTTCTCTGGGATCAGCCTGGCGAACATCGGTTTGAAACCGGTGTTGACCAAGGCGTCCTCTACATCCCGACCAATGGCGTTTACTCGATCGGGTATGCGTGGAATGGTCTTACCGCTCTCACCGAATCTCCTTCTGGAGCCGAAGCTTCTGCGGTCTACGCAAACAACAAAAAGTACCTCAACCTGATGTCGGCAGAAGAGTTTGGTGCTACTCTTGAAGCGTTCACTTATCCGGACGCTTTTATCCCATGTGATGGTGGCGCAGCTCCCTCGCAGGGTGTCACCATTGGACAGCAGCCTCGCAAGGAGTTTGGTCTTGCCTATCGCACCAAGGTTGGTACCGACACCAACCCCGAGTTGGGGTATAAGCTTCATATGGTTTACGGTTGCCTGGCCGCTCCTTCTGAGCGCGCCTACGCGACCGTCAACGATACTCCTGAAGCCATGCCGTTGAGCTGGGAAATCAGCACGACGCCAGTGAACATCACGGGCCACAAGCCGACCGCAATTCTCACGATCGATTCGACGAAGGTTACGGCAGCCAATCTTTTGGCGCTTGAAAACGCGTTGTATGGAACGGTTGGTACGGACCCGCGCCTCCCGCTCCCTGACGAGGTTGTTGGCATGTTTGCTGGTGGTATTGTCAACGCAACCCCGACGATGCCTACTTTCGTCTCGGCCACCGGTGTCATCACGATTCCGGCAATCACCGGCGTCATCTACAAGCGTGCCGACACAAACGCAACGGTTGTCGGAACCACCACTATTGCTGGCACGACTGGCGCCAACCTCATCATCTATGCCATTCCGGCTGCTGGCTACCAGTTCCCGGCCGGCGTCGACGACGACTGGCTGTTCACTCGCACGGCATAAGTCTAAACACAGGGAGATCAGGGAATGCTCACTATCAAAATCCAAGGCGATGAACTTTTCAACGAGAAAACTTCCGAGTTTGTTAAAGACTCGTCGCTCACGATCGAACTCGAGCATTCTCTGGTTTCACTGTCAAAATGGGAGGCGCATTTCGAAAAAGCCTTTCTTGGTCCAAACGAAATGACCACCGAAGAAGCCAACTGGTACATTCGAGCGATGGTTTTGACTCCGAATTTTCCCCCGGAGGTAATCTCAAAACTATCAAACCAAAATCTGGCCGAAATCAACAACTACATCAACGCAAAACAGACCGCCACTTGGTTCGCTGACACCCCAAATCGACCCTCGCGAGAAGTCATAACAGCAGAGCTCATCTACTACTGGATGATTGCGCTCACAATTCCGTTTGAGTGTCAATACTGGCATCTTAATCGCCTCTTGACACTCATCAAAGTTTGCAACGTTAAGAATGCTCCTCGCAAAAGAATGGGCGCCACCGAATTGGCGCAAAAGCAGCGCGCTCTTAATGAGCAGCGCCGTGCCAAATACGGAACCTCTGGCTAAAAAGGAGAAGACATGCCTCGATTGGTCTGGGATGCAAGTGGAGAAAAAGTTTATGAGTCTGGTGTTACCAACGGCGTTCTTTATGTTGAAGGCCACGACGGTGTTGCTTGGAATGGTCTTATTTCTGTGTCGGAAGATCCTTCTGGCGGAGAACCTAAAGCTTACTACATGGATGGCATCAAATACTTGATCAAAAATTCCCCGGAGGAATTTTCAGCCACAATCGAGGCGTTTACCTACCCTGACGAGTGGGGCGCCTGCGATGGGACCGCCGTAATCGACGTTGGTCTTTACGCCACACAGCAAACACGATCGCCTTTTGGGCTAACCTACAAGACGCTTGTTGGGAATGACACCGACGGTGTTGACCACGGTTATAAGCTGCACTTCGTCTATAACGCGTCCGCATCACCATCCTCTCGTTCGAACCAAACGCTCACCGACACGCCAAGTCCGGAAACATTTAGTTGGAAAATTGAGACAAAACCTGTTGTGGTCTCTGGTTTTAAACCAACAGCACACTTTTTCCTGGACTCCAGGACCACAAACGCAGAACTTCTTGCACGCATTGAAGATCTTGTTTATGGCTCCAACGACAACGCCGCTTACCTGCCGTCGATTGATGAGTTGCGCATTCTGTTCGCGACGTATGACGTTCAGATGCTGATCGTCGACAATGGCGATGGCACTTGGACTGCTTCTGGTCCCGACGAAATGGTAAACTTCATCGATGGCGACACATTCACCATCACGAGCACTTCTGCGGTATACCTTGATCCGGATACTTATACCGTAACCACAATCTGATTCGAAGGAGTCAAAATGGCAACTGTAACGGGCTATACTGCCGCACGAATGAAGCAGATCGAGGATGACGCTATTGTGGCCGCGAGGCTTTCTGGCGACAATCTTATTCTAACCACTAACGCTGGAACCGACATCAACGTTGGAAGTGTTCGTGGTGCCGCTGGAACGAGCGTGACCACGGCTACTACCGCTGAAACTCTCGCCGGAACCATCTCCAATAAGGCCGTGGCCCCTACGGCTGTAGCGACAGCCATCTCAACCACGGGGTTGGCTAAGGTTCAGTATATTCCTGCGGGAGGAACCGTTACCGGATCTCCTGGCGCCTACGCTCTGATTATTGAACTGGGGGCATAATGCCTGCGCCAACTATTGTTGCCGGTTCTCTGGTTACGGCATATGCGCAAGGAACGTCTGTAACCATTAACAAACCGACGGGTTTGGCTAACGGTGACGTAATTGTCATTGCTATTCGAGCCCAGGGCCTGATTACCGGAGAATTGACCACCATCGCAACCGGTTTTGTTCGTGGTGGGACGCAACTTAATCAGAACTCTTCGTCAGACCGCCCTGCCGGAATCTTTGCAAAGCCGATTCCAACCGCTTCTGCTGAAACAGCCACGACGTACACGTTCGGGGGGTGGGCTACGGGCCGCGTTATGGCGGTAGCCTTTCTAGTTCGAGGAGTTACCCTAGCCAACTACAACGA